GAAATGAGTGGGAACAAAAGAATGGATATAAGGTAAAATTAGGAAAAGAATGGCAACAAGAATTACATCAATATCTAAACACATTTCCAAACTGTCAGAAAGAAACTTGTACTTGTGGATTTCCAAAAAGATTAGATGAAAAAATGCGTCGTATTCATGGAATGTGTTTTGATTGTGTGATTGACATGGAACATAAAATTCGTCTTGAAGGTAAGTGGGATGAATACGAAAAGAGAAAAGTGAAAGAAAATGCCATTGCTTGGTTGCAAGAAGCGGAAAAGGATAAAAATTTAATAGCGGATGAATTATCAAGACTTGAATTTAGTAATGATTTCGGTGATATTGAAACATGGAAAACAAGTCTTAATAAAGAAGAACTCTTGGAAAAAATAGAAAAAGAATTTGAAGAGTTTAAGAAAAATTTTATTGAAAAATTAGAAGAGGATTTGGGAGAGAGGGGTGCAGAAATTTAATCCCGTATCAGAAACTTTTAGTGGAATAAGAGGTCGTTTATCATCAAAAAGAATGATGATGTTCTTTTCTTTTCTTGTTATGATATTTATGGCAGTATTATCAACTTTTTATGAAAAGAAAATAGAACAATTTATATTTGATGGATTTCTTTACATAGTTGTTGGTAGTCTTTTTTCAGTTGCATCAGAACAATTTGCAACCAAATATAGAAAAATGGAAGATGGTGATTATTATGAAGAATTGGATGATAACGATATAGTTGATGAAATGCCAAAAAGAAAACGGAGAAATAGATGAAACAAGTGATAGTTGAAAGAGCGGTTCCAACAAATAAAAAACTTTATTCGAGTATAAAGTCAAGAATAAAGAAAAAGTATAAAGTGTGGCCAAGTGCTTATGCATCGGGTGCACTTGTAAAGGCATACAAAGCTGCTGGTGGTGGATTCCGTAATGTAAAAGAAGTAATTAACAACCCATCGTATCAACTCGAAGGATATGCTACAAATGCGTGTGGTAATATAACCGAACTACATTTTCGTTTACAAGAAAGTGAACCTAATATGATGAATGAAGCAGAGTATCGTGGCAGAAAGGTTTCTCTCGGTAAACCATTCAGAACACCTGGTGGACCAAAGAAATTTTCCGTATATGTTAAAAAACCAAACGGAAATATTGTAAAGGTAAATTTTGGACACAAGGGTGAAGGTGGTAAGAAAACAATGCGTATTAAAAAGAGTAATGCCGCTCGTAGAAAATCATTCCGTGCTCGTCATAACTGTCAATCTCCTGGACCAAGACATAAGGCAAGATATTGGTCATGTAGATTTGGATGGCCGTCAAGTGGCAAAGGTGCAATAGATAAAACATAAGTTATGAACGCAACAACTTTCAAGTCTATGTTAAAACCAGAAATGGGAACAAACAATGTTACCAATACAGACCATGCTGCACAAATACTTGCAGATGCTTATGATTTGGCAAACATAGGTAGTAGTTGTACATTTTTTGGTTCTACCCTTACTGGCGGTGATAAAACATCATTAAAAAATATGTTGAAAACAGCATTTGATGTAAACAAACTTACAAACTCAAAAGATGGATTCATAATAATGGCAACTGGTTTTTGTTCATACTGGTTGACTGCAACATTCACTCCATTACCAATGATGCCTCCTTGTATTGCACCATTAAAGGGCACAACTGTTTTGTTTCCTGGAAATCCAGATGATTTAGAAAAGGATTTAAAAATTGCATTCAATCAACCTGATTTTGATTCGTTTGTAAATTTTTTATACAATACACTTGTTAGTCATCAAACAACAATAGCTGGAACATATAATGGAAATGTACCCGCATTACCTGCACCGATTCCTGCTATATTGCCTTGGGTTGGGATAATATCTGCACCAACACCTACATCAGGTTCTGCATCTGCTGGTTCGGCTGGATCAAACGGTAGTGGTGGAACAGGTTTAACCGGTGGTACTTCATCAACAGGCGGAACTGGTTCAACAGGCGGAACTGCATCAACCGGAGGAACAAGTTCAACTGGTGGAACTGCATCAACCGGAGGTACTGATGGAACTGCATCAACCGGAGGAACAAGTTCAACTGGTGGAACTTCATCAACAGGAGGAACAGGTTCAACCGGTGGAACTTCATCAACAGGCGGAACTTCATCAACTGGCGGAACTTCATCAACTGGCGGAACAAGTTCAACTGGAGGTACTGGAGGAACAGATGACATCGGTAACAGCAAAATATCTGATTTGGATATAAAATATGATTTTGTAAATTTTGTTTACTTAGTAAATAATATGACAAATGTTGATGTCTTAGTTTCTTTCTTACAAGGGGATGCTCGTAATTTACCCCAAAATGTAAAAATAGTTGCTGGAACAAATCAAGATATAATTCAATACTTTGGAAGTTACTCAACCGAAAATAAAAAAAGATTATACAGAATATATGACGAACTAATTGCAAATAATAACTTAAAAATGGATGATATTACAGGATATATTAAAATTGGCGATGTATTATTGTAAAATACATCATATTTATCTGTATGACAAAAATACAAGAAAATATGGTTAGAGAAATTATTCGTGAATATGTAACCACATATTTAATCGAAGGAAAGAAACCCAGTGGGGGATTAACTCGTTGGTTTAAGGATCGTTGGGTAGATATTTCTCGTAAGAAAAAAGGTGGAGGACATCCTGATTGTGGTGCGTCTGCTGGTAGTAAGTCTCGTAAAGGTGGAAAAAGGGCATACCCAAAATGTGTTCCTGCATCAAAAGCCGCTTCAATGTCATCAAAACAAAAGAAAAGTGCTGTAACACGAAAAAGAAAAAAAGGTGCAACCGGTCGTGGTAAAGCAAAAATGGTTTCAACATACACAAAAGGTTAGTTATGGAAAATGTTTTAGATACTAAAATAGGCAATTACATAAAAATATTTGCCATGGGGGTATTTGCAATACTGTTCATATACATTGTATATGATAATCACACATCGAAACAACAGATAAAAGTTTCAACAAAAACAAAAGATAGTTTAGAGGCGTTGTTATTAAAATATGAATATGATTATGTTGAATTAAAAAATAAAGCCGATAAATTGGATTCTATCATAAAAATAAAAACCGATAGTGTTCTGATTATCAAAAAAACCTTCTATGTTTATCGTGATAAAGAAATAAAAAATCCCGATGAAGCCACCAAATATATTAAAAACTTTTTAAACGAGTAATTTATGAAGTATGTTATAGCATTATTATTTTCAGTTTCAATTTCATTTGCTGCTGAAAAAGATTCTGTTGTTTGTTTTACCAAACCAGAAATACTTAAACTCTCAAATAAAATTCAATTATTGCGTGATTCCATTGAATATCTAACTGCAGTTGTTAATGTACAAGATACTGTAATAGATTTATACATATCTCGGTCTGATATGTTCATACAACAATTAAAAAACCGTGATAATACAATCGATGTTTGTAAAAAGAGAAGTGCAGAATTGGAAAAAATAAATGAGGAACTACAACCTCGTTGGTATGATAATAAATTTCTGTGGTTTCTAACTGGAGCCGCTTCTGTTTTAGGAATAGTCTTGGCAGTTCAATGAGTGCGGTAACTAAAAATCTAAAAGATATTATCAAAGAGGAATACGCAAAATGTGCGTCTAATCCTGTTTACTTTATGAAAAGGTATGCAAAGATTCAACACCCTACTCGTGGCAAAATCCTTTTTGAATTATACCCTTTTCAGGAAGATGTTCTAAAAGAATTTAATAATAACCGATATAATATCGTATTAAAATCTCGTCAGTTGGGTATTTCTACTTTAATTGCGGGGTATTCACTTTGGTTGATGTTATTCAATCAAGATAAAAACATTCTTGTTATTGCAACGAAACAAGAAACTGCAAAGAACTTGGTTACAAAAGTTCGTGTTATGTATGACAATATGCCAAGTTGGTTAAAGACCGGTGTTCAAGAAGATAATAAATTATCACTTCGTTTTAAGAACGGTTCACAAATTAAAGCCGTTTCTGCTGCCGCTGACTCTGCTCGTTCTGAAGCACTTTCACTTCTGATTATAGATGAGGCCGCCTTTATTGATGACATTGATAAGATATGGGCATCTGCACAACAAACATTGGCAACTGGTGGTACGGCAATTATCAACTCTACCCCAAATGGTGTTGGTAACTTTTACCATAAACAATGGGTAAAGGCAACACTAAAAGAAAGTGCGTTCAATCCAATAGAATTATTATGGCAAGTTCATCCAGACCGTGACCAATCATGGAGAGACGAACAAGATATTCTTCTTGGACCAGATATGGCAAAACAAGAATGTGATGGAAACTTTCTTGCATCCGGTCGTTCTGTTATTGATGGGGAATTGGTTCAATGGTATCGAGAAACTTATGTTTGTGAACCAAAAGAAAAAAGAGGTGCGGAAGATGCATATTGGATATGGGATTATCCAGATCCTTCAAAAACTTACATAGTAGTAGCTGATGTTGCTCGTGGTGATGGAAACGATAACTCAGCATTTCATGTTATTGATGTTGATAATTTGGAACAAGTTGCAGAATATCGTGGAAAGTTAGATACAAAATCGTATGGTAATATGTT